AAAAGATTACTACTTTGTCCTATAAAAAAACAACCGTTTGAAGCTCTAATATCTGCCGAATCGAAATAACCAACACAAAAATCCTCAAAAGCTTTAGAGTCGCCTTGAAAAAGACTGATTTGTTTATTTCCTGGAACTTGTTCCAGGAAATCCTTTTGATACTTTGCTTCATCAAAGTGATAATATGGATAGGAGAGTGAAGGAAACGCAGCAATATTTGATCTGTTTACGACAATTGTCGGTATGACCTTTTGAACAAAAAAGTTAATAAATTTTTTAAAATTTGCATTTGGATAGTTTTTAAAAAAATCAATAAGGGCTTGTTTTAAACTGTTTTCGGTAAAAGCCAAGTCACCAATATTACACCAATATTTATTTCCGTTGGGTAAAGGGCAAGCCACATTTCCTAAAATATAATAAGGCAAATCAAATTGAACATTGTTGACTTTATCATATTTTTCTGATAAATCATAAATTCCCCTTAAAATATCTTTGAAAAATATAAAGGATGTCTCTCCTTGTTTGGGTGACGTTTTTGTAAAATAACTATTAATTATTTTTTTTGCGTTTTTACCAACATCTGAAAGTATCTTTTTTGAATTACCATCATTCGGGAAGGCGTCGCCCATAAAAGTCATAACGACCACCTGATCTTCTAAGGTGCTTACATTATCCAATTTAAATTTATTATCACTTTTTGCACTTTCAAAGTAAGAAATATCTGGATTTCCTTCTTTTCTACCAATTTTTACATTAAATATGTTATTGATTGTTTTTATGCCATTACTTGTTTCAATTCCTGTTGTTAACTTATAAGAATTAAAAAGATTATTTTCTTTAAAATCTTCTATAACAAAGTTTGCAAAAAGGGGCAGGTTAGCCTTTAAAAGTTTTTTCAATTTGACTTGTTCACTTTTTTGTTTCTTAAGTCGTTCCTGATATTTCCATTGAATGGAACCCTGGTTAAAGTTTAACCTCTTCTTAACATCCTTATCCTTAAAGTCATTTTTAATTTTATTGCTTGCTTCTGGCCCAAGCCTGTTTTCGTTTTGGCTAATGGCCGTGGCGAGGGCTTTCAGTAGATTTCTAGCCCCAGCTATGTCTTTTAAAAGGGCTTTCTTCTCTGAAGTTATGCTTTTGGACAAAATCTTATCAACAACTGCATCGCCAAGCCCAGGTTTATCTTCTAAATCTGCCAAGGGTGCAGGAATATATTGTACATCTAAAGTGAAACTTCCATCCTCTTTAAAGTTAATCTTGTGAGTAATCGGCGTTATTTTATAATAAACTTTTTCAAATTTATCAATAAGTTCTTTTTCTTTTCGACTTAAAATATCATCAGAAACCCCATCAGAATAAGTCCATCCGTACTCTAAGACCAATTTAATGTCATTACTTCTTTTGATCAACTCTTTATAAGTTATACTTTGAATACTATTAAAAAATCCTGCAAACGCTCCAAAGTTGTTTCCATTATAGCTTAATCCAGCAAGACTTGATTTTTCAATAGCGGGCTTGTTTATTAAAACTTCGTATGATGAAAAGAAAAATTGTGCGCTTAAAGTTATTGGATCATAATCGCCTGTTATATTATAGACTCTATTAGCGCTAATGGAAATAAGACCGGCACCTTCACCGCGAGAAGTTGAGTTTTTATTTTTAAGAAAAAAATCTAAATCAAATCCCTTGCCAAATGAAATTGGGATTGCAGTCTTTTTAAATGTTGATTTTTTAAGATTTTTCGAATCAACAACATAGAACTGAGCATAGGGGGACAAAGCAGCCAACTGGTGTGTTTTTATTGACTGCATAAACTTTATATGTTCTTTCCTTTCTTTGAGTTTTGAGTTTCTCATATAAGATTCAAAATCACAACCATAGTTTGCATTCAACGGAATAATTTTATTGAGCGCCAACGCACTTCTTTGACTTTCAATATCTAATGCCTCTGAGTCTTTTTTAAAAAATCTTGAAAGTGGATGATTATTATTGCTTATTTTAGGGACTAATATTTGATTTAAAAAAGCTTGGTCTAAATCTAAATCTGTTGTAAACTTTGGTTTAAAATATTCTATCTTGTCGGCCATTGTTTAATACCCCATGGCAGATAATATATCGCCTAAAGAGGTAGGAACTCTTATAACCTCTCCAACTTTAATATGGGACTCTGTTGGCTTTTTATTGAACCAAGCAATAATCCACCAATATCTTGAATTTCCATAATACCCATCAGCCAGTTTATAATATCTATCCCCCATGGACCAGATATGATCAACATAATCAAGTTGTAGAATTTCTTCAAAGCTTGGGTAATCTATGTTTAAAGTTTGAATAATGGGCATGTATTGTCTCTTACCATCATTAAATTTATCCAAATAGACTTTTTTATAATCTGTATCTGCTAAATTAACTATATCAGTTCTATTGTATCTTGATGCCATTAAATTACCTACCGTAAAATCTTTGCTTCGCTTAAATCACCGGACAAACCAAATGTCTTATTTAGATCTTGTGGACTTTTTTGTTGAGTTGGGCTAAAAATATTGTGTCGAGTCCTGTAAGGATAATCAGTTGGGTTGCTTGGCCTACCATTTATCGTACCAATGACCTTTTCATGTAAAACGTTCATTGTAAACCCAATTGTATATTCTCTAAAAAATAAATTATTGGTGCCACCCTCGGATTTATCCATAAAAAAACCATCTGATGGGTTAAAGCTATAATTGAAAGAATTTATATACCCAAGTAATCCTCTAAATGAAGACTTTGGGTCCACAATCAGATTGGCAAATTTAACTCTAACCAGCGGTGGTGATGCAATAATTAAATCACCCTTAATTTCGTTGTAAGAGGGATAAATATTTTTTATAAAGCGATTAACTTTTTTCATGTTTTCATTAGCGTCGGCCTCATCAAAACATGGAATTTTTAGTGCCACCCTTATTGTTCTTGTTGTTCCACTATAAGTTGGAATACCGTCTGTTCTACCATAAACTTTTGTTGAACTAAAACTTGGATTAAAAGTTTGGGAAAGGCTTGTTAAATAGGCTGGAAAGCTTAAAGCAGTTGATGAAAATAAATTAGTCAAAGCTGTTTTTCCTGCGGTTGTTGGAAAAGCAATTCTTATGCTGGCAAAGTTTAGTTTATTTCTTAATGAAGCTTCTGCTGGCAAAGAGGTCATTAAAGTTGGATCGTTTATCGGGGCTCCCAATAGTTCATCACCAAGTCCTGCTCCACCACCTAAAAGTCCTTCAAGCGTGTTTCCAAGTGTTATAGGGTTTTTTACTGATATGCTCATACAATAAATAGGTTAAATAAAATAATTTATTTTGTCAGTGCTTTAACTTTAGTTGTTGCGGTAGGACTAATCAGTGCGCTTGTTAGTTTCTGTAATTCGGTTAAAATATTTTCGGCAGTGACAGTGATGCCGTATCTTGTCAACATTTTAGCGAACTCTTTTTTGGGGTCGGCACGTTTTTCAATAATACTCTTTTCCAGTTCGTTTATCTCGTCTCCAAAGGCTTTAACCGCGCCTGAGAACTTGTCTGAAGCCTGATTAAATTTTGCACCTGTTGCTTTCATCTCTCCAAACGCTTGAAACGCTTTAAGCTGTTCTTGACCAGCAAGTCTGCGTTCTGCTGCAATAAATTGTGTGCGTTTAGCTTCAAAAGTCGCAGCACGCTTTCTCATCTCATCAGTTATTGGGCCTTCCTTTGCTGCATCTTTTTTAGCTTTATCAATCTTTGCCTGTGCGGCTTCAACATCCACGCCTCTTGTAAGCGCTGTTTGGATTGCTTCGCGCCCAAAAGCAGGCAGCGCCTTGTCAAGAGTAAGGGATAATGCCCTTTTCTGCGCGGGTGTTAAATTTTTAGAAGACGAGCTAAATTTTCTTAAAGCATCCCGCAACCCCTGTCTTTGTTCGTCAGGGTCAGCACTCATTAATTTTGAGATATCAACATCAACTCCAACCATTCCACCGATTTGAGATAAGCGTGCCGCCAACTGTTGCCTGCCAGAGATTGTTTGCATACTCAGTAATTGTTTATTAACAACATCACCAGTTGTTCCTAAAGCTCGGCCAAATGCCGTCGCTTTTAAAGTTGCTTCTTCGATCTTGTCATTTGTTTCACCAAAATAATTGCCGGTGGATAACATGCTTTGACCTAAATTTAGTAATTGCTCATTTGGAAGTCCAAGCCTGTAAGCGAGACCAACCAATTTTTCACCAAACTTTTCAGCCGAACCAACAGCATTATTTGTCTGAAATGTAAACTTTTGTGTGAATCCAACCAACTTTGACTGGTCAATGACATTTGAATTTTTTGAAATAGATTCGGAAACCTTATTCATTGCTTCTTTAAGCTTCTCTGCGCTGACAGCTTGTTTAACAATTTCCTTATTCGTCAGTGCGAACGATTTTCTAATTCCTTCAAAAGCACCTTGAACATTTGTCTCTTGGAGACCAAGCATCTCCTTATTAAGCTCTTCAAAAGCTTTGCTTATTTTTATTGTTGCGTCAGTTCCATCGGAACCCAAAGTTTTATTGAGCGCGACTTGTATTGTCTCCAGTTGGTTTAATGTTTCAATGCCTTCGCCAAGCCGTGCATTTAAAAAATCAAAGCTTTTTGTTATTAATTGTACTTCAGCCCTAAATTTGACTGTATTCTCGAAGGCATCCCCCAAATTTTTATTAAATTCTACAACTTGCTCTAAACCTGAATTATTTTTTTTTGGGGGTGCCATTATTCATTTTCCTCTTTCGGAGTGTTTAATTCAACAAACTTGCCAAATATCCAATCTCTTTTTGACACAGGAAGAGTATAAATGTCCTTATAAGACCACCCACCAGACGAAATCAAAGATATAATATTGGAGTAAATCATCTCCAGATAATTAGAGTTCAGGAAAAAAAAAGTTTGCCTGGATGGGCAAAACCCCCTTGCTTTCCTTATTACAAGCTTGACAGACTGTTTCTCTTTCTGTACTAATTGAAGGTAACGAACTATTATAAGCCTTTGTTAAGGCTCTTGAATCCATAATACGAATGTTCTGCACAAATTCTGATATTTGAACTTTATCCTCTGAGCCATCCATAGATACAATAATTCTCTTAAAAAACTCAATATTAAAACTTGTATTGATATTAAGCTTTTTCATCTTATCAACAGACTTACTAATAGACTCCAAGTCTTTTGGTAGTAAAATTTTAAATTCAATAACTTTTTTTGATTTTGGAAGTTCGATTATTGTTGTTCCTGCGTCAGTCTTCTCAAATTCACTTTCAACTACATTTGTTAAGACATCACTTAAGTTAATTGTATCTTCCTGTTCTTCAGAACAATGTGGGCAAATAGAAACGACTTCGTACTCAGGACCATAAGCTTCTATTCTTGCAGATAATAATACAGCCATTTTATCGGTCTCGTGTATATCCTTTGGACTGATTTTAACCAAAATAATACTTTCAAGCAATTTGTCAACAGCAACACCATTTTCAACATAAGATTGATTTGTTAAAATATCCTCTTCTTTTGTTGTCATCATTTTAACTTCTATTTGTGCAACATTGTGGAGTGGGTGCCCTTCTGGATAATATATTCCACCTGTTGGCAAATCAACATAATGTGACAAACCATTATATTCATTGGAAGTCGGATTGTCTTCCATATTAAATTTTTTCATTCTAACCTCTTAATTAATAAGTTTTTTCAAAGCCGTTCTCGTTTGCATAAGTTAAGGCTGCCCAATCATAGCTAATCTTCATAGTTGTTCCAATAAGACCAGAGCTTGTGTAGGAAAGCTTGCTAAAGGTTATGCCCGAAACAAACGCCCCATATAAAGTCCACTGCTCATATACATTGCCTTCTGGATTGATTAACTGTATTATAACATCTCCAAGGGATTGCATTAAGGATGACTTGCTCATGTTTTTCAAGTTTGTGGCAGAAACTTGATTAGGATTATCATAACTCAATTTTTTATATTTATCAAGCATTATTCCTGAAATAGAATCAACTATTCCATTATCAAATGTTTCTCTAATCGTAAAAGAAATATCTTGCCAAGTAACAATTCCACCTGGAAATTTAAATTTCCAATTTAAAAGCTGATATTGTCTTGGATTATCGAATACCGGGCTTGGCCTGCCTACATCTGAAACAAGAGCGAATGGGACATCTTGAATTCGCAAAAGAAAACGAAAACCACTTTGTAGGCTCTGCTGATAAATAGATTGTTCAATTAGTTCTGACATCTAAATAACTATGCTAAAGTTGTATTTTGGTCAACCTCAAAAATTTCAACGTCTGCATAATCGTAAGAGAATCCAAGGCCAATTGTGTTAATCCCATTTTGATTATATGCCAATTTGGAGTAAGAAACTGAATTAATAAAGGGGTTATACAAAGTCCACTTTTCAACAACATTGCCGTTTGAGTCTAAAACCTTAATTGCAATATTACCCAAGTTTCCATTAACAAAGTTCTCTTTTGATAAAGTTGTTCTCCACCCTTCGTTATCGGCAGTCCAAGTTGATGGTGGGTTATAACCAGCCTTTTTAATCGACTGTAAAACCAAGCCTGAAACGTCAGGGTCAATTGGCTCAACAAGCGTAACAGCCACATCATTCCACTGAACCTTGCCAGGAAACTTAAATTGATGACCTAAAAAATCATGAGTTGCCCCACCTTGAAACTTTGGGCTTGGTCTGGTTGCGTCAGTTACAACCCAGGCTGGAATTTCACCAAGGGTTAACACAAATTTAAATGCTCTTTTCGGCTCAATTTTTACTGATGCCCATGGTGGAATTGGTGTTGACTTATTTATGGCCATTGTTGTTCTCCTGTATCCTATTAATTAGTTTAATCCTCAAAAGATGCGCCAGTATTAGTAATAATGAAATCAACAGCAACAAACTCAATTGTTCTTGTGGGCTTTAAATAAACCTTGGCGTATAAAATGTTTCTGTCAACAAGGTCTGGCGTTGTAGTTGTTTCATCAAGTACGAGCTTATATTCGTCTAAGCCAAACCTTGCTTGCACATCAGCTAAGAATGGGTTCGCTTGGCCAATAAACCTTGCCCATGTAGCACGAACATTTGGTTCAAACAATATACCTGAAGCAATGTTAGAAATACCTTTTTTAATAAAGATCATTAATCTGCGAACATTAATTCTATCTAATGCGCTTCTTGTAACCTGTAGAGTCTTTTGACCAAAGATTACAATACCCTCATTTGGGAATGAAGCAATTGGGTTAATATTTGCATCATATAATTTGTTTCTATCTTGGGCTGTAAGCTTCTGAGTTACATTAACCACTGGGATTCCCGCAATACCTGTTGAAAGACCACCACGGTTGAATCCTGCTGGCGCAAACCATGGTGCTCTAACCCTATCCGTGTAGGACATAGCACCAATTGCAGTTACAGAGGAGGGCATATATACCAATTGGCCCTGTAAGGTGTCTCTAACCTGGACGAAGGGGTAGTAAGCACAACCATAACTTGAGTTAATCTGACGATCTTTTAAGTTGGTGATTGTTTCACTTAGATTTGGATATGTTTTTCCTTCGTTTCCTTCGTGTGATGGTTGGAAGTCACCCTTTAGATCGATAACCGCCAGAGCGTCTGCTCTTGCTTCAGCGGTGTTGATGAGGTGTGTAGTTAGCTGCTCGTTGGTAATACCAGGAATTGATACTAGGTTATAAGGAACAAACTCAGAATCTCTAATGATATCGACAGCCTCTTTAACAGAGTTGTATGCATAGTTAGTTGTCTCTGTTTTACCGTTCAATAAGGTGTTTCTAAAGGGATCTCTTTCAGTTATGTCTAAACCGTCAGAGCCGCCATATAGAGGCATTGTAAAGCGATCTACACCCTTATCAATAACATTCTTGTAGGTGAAGTCAGTTTGAGCAGAGATGGCACGATCACCTGAAACAGCAGCCCTTCTTGAGCCGGAAACCCAAGTTAAAAGACCAGTTGTTGAGCCTGAGCAAATCTCATCAAGAGTAAAGATAAACTGGTACTCACTGTAAGCAGTGTCTGCTAATTGTTCTGTAATTGTGTCAGTTCTATTTCTGTTTAGGTCTGCAAAGTCTCTATTGAATTTACCACTATTCTTGGTGATACCAGTCCAAACACCCCAGTAAGCATCTTTCTGACCTGCAAGACCTTCCTGGTTTCCTGAAATTCTTAATTCATGTGATGGGTAAAGAATTTTAAGCTCTGGTCCATTTGCTCCGCTACCACCTAAACCAGATCCAGTAAGGATTAGACAATTTGCAGAATTTCCTTCAGATGGTACATAGTTACTGGCTAAAACGTTTTTAGCGCCTAGCCCCATAACACCCGTGCCAAAATTGTCCTGAGATTCGTTTGTAGTTTTAGTGATTTCAAAATCTTTGTACTTTAAAGGCCCATAGTAACCAAATGGTAGTAATTCTGGATTGTAGTTTTCTGCTTCCATCTCAACTCTAATGTATTTAGAGTTGTTTAAATGCTCGCCTCTTGTAACTAATCTTCTTGTTGTTGAGTCAAATTGTACATATGAATCACCAATTTTTCTAGCAATGTAATCTAGAGAATTAGCATCTAAGTTACAATTGCTAAATCTTTCAACTACAATTGGTGCTGCATCTGTGTCATTGGCACGACGAACTAAAACATCAAAAGTACCAAACTTATTGAATTGATCTTGTGAGTAGTTGATATTTGCAATTGAAATCTTAAGATTGTTTTGTGCCCACTCGGCATGATCCAATGCATGGAACTTAAATAGTGGAGTCGTGTCGCCATATGCGTAAGCTGTTGCAGCAGCAGCGCCTCCCAAATCCTGACCAAACACTAAGCCAGTTGCTGGGTTGTATCTCGTTGCTCCATCTTCAAAAGGAATTTGTCTATCACTGTGTCTTACGGCGGAGCCGGTGGCTAAAGGTAACATTAGACCAATGTAAGTGGCATTAGAGCTTCCAAGCATTCCTCCACCAGAACCAGTAACAACTTTTCGCTCAACTTTCTGCAAAAACTCTCTAGCATAAGTCTCGCCAAGCCAGTATCTTTCTCTTTGATTTCCCTTAGTGACTGTTGTATTAACTGCTGCGGGGTTTGTATTAAAAACGTTTCTAATGTAATTTTTGTTATTCTCATTTAATGAGAAGCTAATTACGCGGTTTTTGTAACTGTTTTTGCTGGAGCCGGTAATAGAAACAGTGAAAACACCGTTAGTATTAGTGCTAACTAGTCGGCAAGATCCACTACCTGCTTGAATTGAAGGGATTGAAGTACCGCCTGTTTCTGTTCCAACCAATCCAATGATACCATCTTCAACGTACCAAGTAGCAACTAAAGAGCCAGTACCATGGGCAGAAGCTACTTGAGTGCCACTAAGGTTGTTCTGAAAAACAAATAAGCCGTAAGCTGAACCAGTTGCATCACCTGGGAATGTTGGAATGGCTTCAATGTCTTTACCAAGTGGTGAAGCACCTTCAATTTTCCAACCAGCCTTGCCTGCATCTGTTGCATTTAGGTTTTGCGATCCCAATAATCTCATGTATGTACAAGTTGATGAGTTTCTTAACCACGCTTGTGCAGCATAAGTACCATAAGTCGGAGTTTGTTCGTTACCGTTTCTCCAAACGTCATCAGCCTTTCCACCTGGAATTGGCTCACCATATAACTGAACAAACTCAGCAAATGAATCAACTGTTACAGGTCTCATTGCTGGACCATATTTTGATCTACCTACAAATAATGGACCAGTCTCTCTTGGCTGGTTTGGTAGTTGTGAATTATCAATCTCGTTTAGGAAAACGCCGGGTGAAATAAACTTAAATTTTCTGGCACTCATAAAATATCTCCCAATTATGCTACAATAAATAGTTTAGAAATGTTGCAAAGACTAAGGTCTATAACCTTCTTCTGAGAATTCATTAATATCGCCCATCATAACGTGCTCTCTCGGGAAACGAACTTCAACAAAATTTTCCCTTCTTGCAATTTGGGGACC